TTGATGGCAGGCAGGGTGGTTGTGATGTGCTTTGTAGCCACTGTCCTGGCCAGCAGCGTAAATGCACAGCAGCAGCACGATAGCGGCTGCGCGGTTGATCCAGATGTTGTTGATCATGGTTGAAATGGTAGTGGGATGGCGGCCTTGCACCGCCTTGGCTCCGTCTCGGTAACGCGGTCGTGCAGCTGTTCCCGCGGGAGGCTCCTTGTGGCTTGCGCCGGGGTGCTTCCGTCCGCCCCATGCCCTGCATCTTACAGCATGGTTGGCCGTGGTGCACCTTTGTTGCGAGTCTTAATAAAGCCTGATGCCAGTGCCACGGCCAGCGCCTGCGTGCAGCGGGTTGAACTCGCGCCATACCAGGTAGCCAAGCGCGTCGTTCATGTGGTCGAACCCAGCGTCTTTGTCAGGCTCGCCCTTGTCGCTGTAGCACTGCAGCTCGAGGCACTCGATCACACGCTTGCAATGCTGCGCTACCTGCAGCCGCACCTGCCCTTTGCCGTTCTCTAGCAGCGCCTGCACGGCTGCTACCCGGTCACGCACTGGCGGGTTGCTGCGTGGTGACTGGTTTGACATGCCGTAGGACTCCAAGATCTGGATGTCGGTCTGGCTTGCATTGGTGCTGCGGCTACCGCCGCTAGCGTCTGGGTAGACGTAGATCTGCTGCTGCGGGTGCCGCCGGCGGATCTCCTGCGCTAGGGCATCGGTGTCATGCGCGCCGACGATCTCGTCGATCACCAGCAGGCCATTGCCAAGCCGCACGGCGATCACGGCAGACATGTTGCCAATGTTGAAGTCAACGCCAATGCGCAGCGGCTCGCGGCTGATGTCAGGCACTGTGGCCGTTACATGCTTTGCCCGGTCGAACCGGTCATACACCTGCCCGGTGGTCAGGTTGACAAACTCGCCGTCTAGGTAAGCCCGCAGCAGGCTTGGGTCGTAGTTGGCCTGCAGCCGCTCGATGAAATCCGGCGGCAGGTGTGGGTTATCTGCTGTGCGCATCTTGATCAGATGCCGGTCTGGCCTTGCCTTGGCCTCGTCGCTGCCGAACGTGTTCCACATCCACCGGAACCCTTCTGGTGTCGATGCCGCGCCGAACTGCCGGACATTGCCCGATCGCAAACGGCCAAGGATCTTCGGGAATGCCTTGTTGGCAATGCTCGGCGTCACGGTGTCGATCTCATCAGCGAGCACCCAAGCAAGGTTCAGTCCGATGATGCGCGACCAGTTTTCAAAGCTGCGGCACAGGATTTTTGTATCACCGCCTGGCAGGTGCAGCATGTACTCCGGCAGCGGGCTAGCCCGGAAGGTATACGGGATGCCATAGGCATCAAGGAAGTCGTCAAAGTCGTTCTGCCAGATGTCGCGGATCAGCGGACCGGTGGGCTCCATCACTGCACCGATGAAGCCTTGATTGGCCGCAGCCAGCATCACAGCCTTAGCGCATAGTGCTCTGGTCTTGCCAGCGCCATAGCCGGCCGAGATCCCGATGATCTGGGTGGCAGTGTCATCCACAAACGCAAGCTGCCCAGGGTGCAGGTCACTTCTGATGCGGGCGGTCAGCTCCGGCATGTCTACAGCATCACCACCCTGCTGGTCGATCAGCAGCTGCGCCAGCCGTGCGGTGATCGGATCAGTTGTCCGCAACGAGCTTCTCACCCGTGCGGGCACTGATCTGCAGCAGCACTGCACGTTCCTGGTCTGGCGTCAAGCCAGCAGCTTGTAATCCTTGCACGGCAGCTTGCACGCCATCGCTAAATGCTTTGGTAACTGCTGCATTATCGCTGTAATGTTTGCGGTATGCAGGTGCATGAGTCAGCAACCATTGCGCATCTTTGGTTTCACCTTTGTCAGCAGATTCAGCGATCTTGCTAACTAATCGCAGGCCACCTGCAGCGCGACCTTCATGAATGGCCACAGAAAGGGCAACTTCCTGAGGCGTAGGATCTGGCCCCTTTGCGTTAGCCAACCACTGCCGAATTGACTCGTACGTTACACCAACAGCCGGTGCGATGTGCTCAAGAGGTGCGCCGTACTCACAGAGAAAGCGCACCTTGTTGATCACATCATCATTGAGCTTGTAATGGCGACGTGCTGGTTTCACTCTCTTACTTGAACAGGCATGACCAAGTATGTCATATCTATGCTATCAGCTGGCCGCACGATAACTGGTGTGGTTGCTGAATTAGCCGACAGTGTAACGGTATCAGCACTGCGCATGGCTTTTAGGCCATCAAGCAGGTAATGCACGTTAAACGCCCAAGATCCTTTAGCGGTGCCTTCATAGGCAATGGTTTCCTTGCCGTTGTTGGCATCTGCTTCAGCTGTGATGACCAGTTGCTTGCCAGCGGTGAGCTTGACAACCGAATTGTGCGCCTCAGCGATCAGGGCAACGCGCTCTAGGCAACGGGTAAACCGGTGCCGGTCCAGGGTGATGGTGTGCTCAAAGCTGGCTGGTATCAAGGCTGCCACGTTGGGATATTTGCCATCCAGGATGCGGCTGTAGATGGTGATGCCATCACCTGCATCAATCACGGCTTGACCGCGAGCAGCGGCAATACCAACGGTTCGATCTTGAAGCAGCTTCATTGTGCTGGCTGGTAACACTAGGTCGATGCCATCGGGCAGCGATACGGGCACACGCATCAGCCTATGGCCATCGGTGGACTCCATGACGCCATCGGCCAAGTGTATGCCTTGCAGGATGGCCTTACTGACATCAGTGCTGACAGCAGCCATGCAGGCACGCACACCAGCGGTCAGGTCCAGCTCAGCGCTAGGAGCCTCTACAACCGGCAGCGCTGGGTAATCCGCGGCATCCTGCACCGCAAGCCCATAAGAGCCGCTGGAGGCGCTCACAGCGCCATCTGACAGCGTCACAGGCTCACCATCATCCATGCGGCTCACAAGGCCTGCTAGGAGGCGATACGGCAACGCGACAGTGCCTGCGGTGTCTACAGCTGCTGGCACACGCGCGGTGATGCCAAGTTCCAGGTTGAAACCGGTCACGGTCATGGTGCCGCTGCTGGCAGCCACCAGGCAGCAGCTCAGGATTGGATGGCTATTGCTGGTGCTAATAGCTGGCGCGATGGTGCGCAAGGCATGGCTGAGGTCAGCCTGTGTGGTGATGAGTTTCATGAAGCGGCATCGGTAAGGATGGAAATCAGCCGGTCGTAATCAGCGGCGAATGAGGCGACCAGTTCAGCCGGGATTGGCTGCTGATCATCTTGGGCATTGTCGCGGATAGCGGCTGCGTATGCAAGCGCATGTGTCATGCAGTCATGCAGTCGGTTGATGACTGGCTGCTGCTTGGCTGGGATGTTGATGAGTTCCATGTGAGCGTGAAAGCCACGAGCTGCTCAACCATGCGACGTGGGATGTCACCACGGACACTGGCGAGCGCATCTGACACTAGGCGGTGATAACCAGCAACGGTAAGGCCACCTTTGCAATCCGACACAAGCGCCCGACTGCGGATCAACTCCGACCGGCTGACACCTGCCGCCGCTGCTGCTTGGTCGAGTTGCTGCAGGTCGGTGTCCTCAAATCTGACCTTGATCTCCCTCATCTGGTGGCGGACGCAAAGAACGCAGTCTACGACAGGGATCTCAGCGATGGCGGACGCAAACGACCCATAGGCGGACGCAAAAAACCTAGTCGTAGCAAGGGAGGACGCAAAATCGGGGTTTTCCCTTACCCCCCTATACGTTTCACATCCCCCCCTCTCGTTTTTCTATACACGTTATTTATCCCCCATTTGCGTCCGCCAAGGTAAAAAGATAGATAGGGACAGGGTTTTTGCGTCCGCCATTTGCGTCCGCCTAGCGTCCGCCGTGACGCAAGTTGCGTCCGCCAACTGCCTCACCATGAGTCCATCTTGAGACCCTCGATAAGACGGTCCCGAGACTTGCCGCCCCTGGCGGACGCAAGTTTGGGAAAGATCTGCCTCAGCGCCGGCACCAGCAGCCGTGGTGCCTTGACCGTCCGATCACTGACCGGGTCCATCAGCCAACGGTCTTTGGCGTCGAGGTAACCCTCATCCCGGTACCAGGTTTGCAATGCCTCCCAGACGCGCTTAACCGACACCGACGCACCTTCCTCATAGTGCAATCCAATGGCGTCGCAGAACTCCCACAGGTGACAACTTGCGCGCCTGACATCCTCCATTGCCTGCCGACCTGAGCTGTAGTCGATGCCGTATTCAATCGACAAAGACAAACCCTCCAGCAACCAATTCAGAAACGCTGGGCATATCTGCTGCTGGATAAAGTCAGGGTCATCCTTTAACCGTGGATCCGCTTGAATGTGGCTTGACTCTGTTGGTGTCGCCATAAATGTCTTGCGGAATTTGAACACATGGAAGCGTGTCTCAATGGCCACCTGATCGCCAGACAGGGATGGGTCCTTGTTCAGGTTGAACACAAACAGTGATGACGGGACAAACTGCGACTCCTGCACACCCTTCAGCTCATAAGACAGTTCCTCGCCACTGATTGCGGCCTTGAGTGACTGCAGGTTGTCAATGTGCACGAACTGACTATTCTCGCTAGACCAGTTGACCGAGGCACCACGCAACGGGGCAATCGGGAACTTGCGGCCTTGGTCGTACTGCCGGAAATCAGCCAAGGTGCAGGATGTGAAATTGCGGCTGCCGAGGGTGTCGCGCAGTGCGGTGCGGATGGTGTCCTTGCCGTTGCTGCCTTCGCCGATCATCAGCACTGCCCGGGGCCTGCCACGGGTTGCGCGGTACTTGGTCAGATCCAAACCGCTACCTAGGATGCGCTGCAGCGTGTCGCGGTCACCAGGCTCGACCGCCTCCAGCAGCCGCCATAGGTGTTGCGGATTGGCTTCGGGGTCGTAGGCGTAGGCGGTGACGTAGGTGAACGCAGTGTCTGGGTCGTGTGGCGTGAAGGTGTAGTTCAGCCTGCGACCTGCCCATGACCACGACACCACGCCATTGGCGCAGTTGATCGCATTGGGTGGGTTGACCGGCATCGGATCCAGCAGGCGCCGCATCCATGCCAAGGCTTCATCGACGTACTTAGGCCGCTTCCACGGGTAACAGCGCTCGCCGTTGCGGGCATCGACGACGTGCATCTGCGACAGCAGCGCAGCGATGCTGGGAGCCAACTCCTCATCGGTGATCGGCTTGTAGTGTGTGCCGCACCAGTAATGGAGCAGGCCATCAACACAGATCCAACGCTTCGACTGGGATAGGAACACATGCCTGACCACCAGATCCAGCCACTCGGTGTCGGTCTTGTTGTAGAGCTGCAGGTTGATGACGTCCGGCTCTACGGCTGCGGTCTCACGGCTGCGCTTGGTGCGTGGCGCTGGTGTCGATGGCTTCCAGCCGTAGTGCCGTGCCCAGTACCAGAACGTGCCGGCACTGATCTGATCACCACCAGAGCCGGCGATCTGCTGCAGGCCGCGCCATTCGGGGCTGTGCTGCTGCATCAGGCCAATGGCCTGGTCAGTGTCGCCGCAGGCTTTGATCAGACCCCAGAAGATGTTCCGGTAGATGTGGTAGGTGCCGGTGCCGGGCTGACGCTGTGGGATGCAGGCAAGGGCCTCGCGCACTTCGTCAATGGTGCGCTCGATCGGTTCGGCGTAGGACTGAGCGGGTCGCTCGTGTTGGTAGTAGGTCTCGGACGGGAGAACCGCTTCGATGTCGGCGACGCTGTAGCGGTGCCCTGAGTGGGACACCATCTGGCACATCTCGCCTAGCTCGCCATCAGCTCCGGCGTGAAACGTGCCGGGTAGGCGCATGACACGGGCTGGATTCTTGATGCTGCGGTCGGCGTCGGCATAGTCCAGCAGTCGGGTCTGCAGCAGCCGCCAGTGCTCAATGGTGATCGGCTCGGACAGGACCCAGTAGTTATGGATCGACTTGCCGCCGGTTGACACCTGCATGGTCGGCTCGGGCAGCCGCAGCTCTTGCCATGCGGTGAGCTGCCAGTCAGTTGGGCGGTCGTCCCATTCGCAGAAGAACGCACGGCATGTCGTGATGTCGGCATCCTTGTCGCCGCCGTCATTGATGACGACGTACACGCCGCGGCCTTCGCGCTGCCATTCATTGATACGGATGCGGGAGAAGCCGCCTTTGCGGCCTGCGTCATCGGCCTTCTTAGGATTCTCGGCGTGATAGAACGCGCGCAGGCGGATCTCCCCAGCAGGCTTGCCCAGTGCATGGACAAACTGCCTGCCGAGGTCAAAGTCAATGTCCTTCATGCCCGCTCCCGATAGCCGGTGGCGGGCAACAAGCCTTGGCCGTGAAGCTGTATGGCCTGCTGCAGCAGCAACCTGATGGCGGCGCTGCGGGAGATGGTTTGCCCTCGCCAAGAGTCCAGCCATTGCAACTGGTCTGGGCTAAGTCGTAGCGGTATCGGTCGGGCAAGCGGCATGGACTTCCGGCTGGGTGCTTGACGAGCGTATACGGTTAGTCTACGGTGTCAAGGCCAATCCGGTCCAGACATGGGCAAACAAGCCAAACTTAAGAAAAGCAAAAAACAAAAAGCGATTCGGGATAATTCCTGCTATTTAGATTTCAGTCCAGAAAAAGCGGCAAACCTCAGAAATGCAGTTGCCGACTTGCATTTGTCTTTATTGCCTTATGAGCAATCAAAAAAACTTTTAACATTGCCTTCATCGTTTTTTAATAGTTTTTATTATTTATTTGGACAAGCACTAGTTGGCGCTAGGCATTGGGAGTTTTGGGATGACATTAGACATCATTTACTTAATATTACAGTTGGCGAAGAAAACCAAAAAGCATTAGCCGCTTGGAATCATGGTGACAAAAAAGAAATACATACAAATCCCAGGATTCACTGTTATAATTTGCTTCAAAAAATTCCAGATATGATGTCGCCACCACGGCTGGAAATATGTCGAAAAGAGGTGCTCCGCTTGGGATTAAAGTCTGAAAAAATTTGGTATCAAGAAGGGATTCCTCATCATGTTGGAATTTCAGGTACGATTGCTGGTGGCGGCACTCTTCATCAAGCCGGTAGCCTGTATTTGCTTGACGCCGGAAAAGCGCGCAAATTTGACCACGAACTTTGGTTGGTGCGGTTGCGCCATGATGGAATATATGCAACATCACAATTATCAAAAATTGGCAACTTAAAGCCATCTGAAATTAAATCAATGAAACAATTTATATCCAACTATGATGGTGATCCAATCAAAGGCAGCATTGAAGTTATACAAGGAAATGAAGCAGTAAGAATATGTAAATCAGTTGGCATGGTCATTGAGGGCGGTTTTGCTTGGATAGGAAAATGAACCTCCGCCCCTACCAGCAACAGCTCATCACCGACATCCGCCTGCAATACCAGCTCGGCAAGCGCACAGTACTCGCAGTACTGCCGACTGGCGGAGGCAAGACGGTGTGCTTCAGCTACATCGCCCAATCCGCCGCACGCAAAGGCAACCGTGTCTGCATCCTTGTCCACCGTGCCGAGCTGCTGGACCAGGCCAGCAAAGCACTGACCGGCATGGGCGTCAGACACGGCCGCATCCAAGCCAACCGCAGCATGGACCTGAGCCATGCGGTGCAGGTTGCCTCGGTCCAGACCCTGGCCCGCAGGTTGCATAAGCTGCCGCCGGAGTTCTTCCAGCTCTTGGTGGTGGATGAGGCGCACCATACCAATGCCGGGCAATGGGCATCGGTGCTGCAGCATTTCCACAAGGCGCATGTCCTAGGCGTGACGGCCACGCCATGCCGTGGCGACGGCCGCGGCCTTGGTGACCACTATCAGGCCATGGTGCTCGGCCCCAGCGCTGCATGGTTGACCGACAACGGCTACCTCGCCAGCGCTCGTGTCTTGGCACCGCCGGGATTTGACAGCACTGGGCTGCGCAAGCGCATGGGTGACTTCGACACCAAAGACGCCGAGCAGCGCGTTGGCACCATCATGGGTGACTGCTGCAGCCACTATCGCAAGCACTTGGCAGGGCAGACCGCGATCGCGTTCTGCTGCAGCGTGGCCCATGCCGAGGCGGTGGCCGCTCTGTTCATAAGCCAAGGCATCCCAGCCGCCAGCATCGACGGCAGCATGACCACTGACCAGCGCAGAGACCTACTGCAGGCACTCGGAACCGGTCGGATCAAGGTGCTGACCAGTTGCAGCCTGATTGGCGAAGGCGTGGACGTGCCGAGCGTGGGCGGCTGCATTCTGCTGCGGCCTACAGCCAGCGTTGCACTCCACCTGCAGATGATCGGCCGATGCCTGCGGCCATCCGGCAGCAAGGTGGCTGTGGTGCTCGACCATGTAGGCAACTGCCTGCGGCTGGGCCACCACCTGGAGCCGCGCGAGTGGACGCTGGAGGGGCTCAAGAAACAAGACCGCGAGAAGGCGCCATCGGTTAAGGTCTGCCCCAAGTGTTACGCCGCGATGGCCAGCCAGGCGCGGGTCTGCGGCGAGTGCGGGCATGCGTTCGCCGCCGAGGTGCGCGAGCTGGAGCAGGTGGATGGCCAGCTGGTAGAGATGGCCGCCCGTGAGCGGAAGCGGGAGCAGGGTGGGGCGCAGAGCCTCGACGACCTGATCGCATTAGGGCAGCGCAGGGGGTACAAGAATCCAGCGGCATGGGCGAAATACGTCATGTATGGACGATCTCTGAAGGGCCGTTAATCGGTTACAATAACGTGAGTCACCTTATGGACATGGAAGAAACTTGGGCTCAGATCAAAGGCTTTGAAGGCATTTACGAGATCTCAACGTTTGGCCGAATCAGAAGCCTTGACAGGCCGCAACGCGTCAGAGGCAATGGCATTTCGCTTCAAAAGGGTCAAACCCTTAAACAATGGAAGCAAGGTAGCTACATGTATTGCGATCTCAGAAAGCCTGGCATCAAGCAAAGGGCAAGAATCCATGTTGTAGTTCTTGAAACTTTTGTTTGCCCTAGGCCTAGCGGAATGATTGCTTGCCACAACAATGGCGATTCAACCGATAATCGATTGTGCAATCTCCGATGGGGCACGCACAAAGATAATGCCAAAGACAAGATTTTGCATGGAACACATCAATATGGAGAATCTTGCCCAAGATCAAAGCTAACGGAAGCGCAAGCTATTGCAATTCTCGAATCAACCAAAACTTATGCTGAAATAGCCAAGGATCACGGCGTTTGCAAATCAACCGTTACCCATATCAAGACCGGCCGCAACTGGCCGCATCTTCAGGCCAGACTGGCTAAGAGGCATGGGCTGTGAGGGTGCTCGTCGCCTGTGAGTACAGCGCCTGCGTGCGTGATGCGTTCCGCAGCCATGGCCACGATGCATGGAGCTGCGATCTGCTCAATTGCGAGGGCGATCAGCAATGGCACTTGCAAAAGCCGGTTGAGGAAGTGCTTGACAATGGCTGGGATCTGATGATCGCCCATCCACCATGCACCCATCTGGCGGTGTCCGGCAGCAGGCACTTTCATCGCAAGCAACGTGAGCAGGCCGAGGCGCTCCATTTCGTGCGACTGCTTATGGCCGCACCTATAGACAGGTGGTGCATCGAGAACCCGGTCAGCATCATTAGCAGCGCCATTGCGCCACCATCTCAGATCATCCAGCCGTGGCAGTTCGGACATGGCGAGACAAAGGCAACATGCCTCTGGCTCAAGAACCTGCCAAAGTTAAAGCCAACGCAGGTGGTCACCGGTCGTGAGGCACGCGTGCATCTGATGCCACCCGGTCCCGACCGCTGGAAAGAACGCAGCCGCACCTATCAAGGCGTTGCCGACGCTATGGCCGAACAGTGGGGGGCAGTTACGCTGCCACCACCGATGCGGCAGTTATCCCTTGTCATCTGAACAGCAGATCCAGCAGGAGATCCGAATTGCCTGCGGCACTGGCCCGGCGCGCCTGTTCCGCAACAACACCGGCACCCTGCGTGACCAGCATGGGCGGCCGGTGCAGTTCGGTCTATGCAAGGGCAGCGCTGACCTGATCGGCTGGCGCACCATTACGGTCACGCCTGAGATGGTTGGGCAGCAGGTGGCCGTGTTCCTCAGCATCGAGGTCAAGACTGCCATCGGCAGGCTCCGGCCAGAGCAGCAGCAGTGGCTGGATGCAGTCCAGGCTGCTGGCGGCATCGCCGGCGTAGCACGCAGCGTCGAGGATGCAAACGCACTACTTATCAATGGAATCGATTGCGCTGCAATGAATCTGGGCAGTTAGTACATCTGCTCACCCTTGATTGTGACGGGATGTAACGCAAAGCAGTGTGACACCTGTGGAAACCAAGTTTTCCACAGGTACACGCGGATACATTCGCTTAAATCCCTTGCGCTGCAATGTATTTGAGCGATTCTGCCAGATCCCTTGCGCCGCAGTTGATCTCAGCCGCACGCCTTAATAAGACCCATTCTCAATAGCTGAGATCCATTGCGCTGCAGTTAATTTCAGCCGCGCGTCGCACGCTCAGCGCCAAACACACGCTGCGGCCTAGTTTGGTATCAATGCGCTACCAAAACCAAGCTCCCTTGTGCCAGTTGGGGACAAACCGTGTGCAGGGTGTGTGCCAGTTTCTGCTTATGTGTGCCACTACGTCACTGGCACAAGCCGTCAGAATCCATTGCACTGCAGTCGATCTGGCTAAATGTGATACGGCTGTACCGGTTTGACGCTGTGACGGTCTGGCGCACAATGAAGGGGTCCCACGCACCACTACCCATGACCGTCACACAAGCCGAGATCGCCGCCCTGATCGAAAACGATCGAGAGGAGGCCCACGACAACGCCTGCGAGGCGTATCACGCCATCGAGGCGCTGCAACGCACCGACACTTGGATGGAGTTGCCGCTCTCGGTGCAGCGCCAGCTGTCAGCAGCACACGCCACGCTCGGGATGCTGGCTGATGCACTGGTGGGGGAGTGATCCCCCACCTCGACCACACACATCACGGAGGCGCCATGCCTGACACCACCACCACCGACACCGACGCCCTGGAGGCGGAGGTAAACGCCCTGCTGGAGCAGGCCGCCGCCACCGATGCACGGGTGGACGCCCTGCTGGAGGGGTGGACGCCACGCTCCACCACGCAGGCCCTGCGCCGGCTCCAGCGCACCGCCCGGCACGCGGCTCGGCTGTCGGCCTTGGTGGAGCGCCAGCAGACCGCCCTGGCCGCCCAGTTGGACGCCATGGAGCAAGACGCCTGAGCGGCGCCTACGCGCCCCTGCAGGGCGCCTCCGCCCCTTCCCGGCGCTCCTGTGCGCCACTTCGTTAGCCCACTCCATTACTCATGGCCAACACCAGCGCCATTCGCACTCGCCGCTACCGCGCGCGCTTGCGCGGCCTGCCTGACCCTGACGCGCCACAGCCGTGCCCAGACTGCGGCCGGCTGGTGCGGTCACTGCTCACCCAGCCGCTGTGTTCCCGCTGCTGGAAACGATCACCTGCTGGACGCGAGGCGAACCGTCAACGCATGGCACGGATCAGGTCAGCGGCACATCCAGATCGCGTGCCAAGTGCCGGCCATGAGCAGCAGGCCGAGCAGGCCTGACGACAGCGCCACGCGCAACTCGTGCGCACTTATCGCGCGATCGATCAGCAGCTGCACGCGGCGGTCATCCATGGCCATTGTGACTGGTTGTTACAGACCACAGCGCATCACGGCGGCGCATGGTGTAGGATATGGGGACAGTCAACCGGATCCCACCCATGAACCTAATTCAATTTGGCTACGACAAAGATCCCGAAATCTGGCAGCGCGGTTACGCCCGGTCGGATTGGAGCCTTAAAGCACTAGAGGACTCCCGTGGCAATGGCTGGCAAATCTGCGATCGTTACGGCAATCGCTCTGAATACATGACGAAAGACGATGCACTAGCTGCATTGCAGCCTGCCTAACCCACGCGGCCAGCCGGGAGCCGCACCCAATCTCGGCATCATTCCACCCGCGTTAACACCATGACAACCACACTTGCCTTCATCGTTGCCTTGCTGTTGCTACCACTGCTGGTGCTGCTGTGGGCAACCGAGTCAACCGAGCAGCGCGCCAAGCGGCTGCGCAGCTACGGCTGGAGCCAGCGCCGCATTGCGGAGCACATGCGCATCACGCGCTACCGCGTCCGCGTAGCACTGGCATAAAAAAGAGGGGCACCAGGCCCCTCATCCTTACCACCATCATTTTACCCATGACATCAGACGACTACTGGACATTTCAAACCGCCAGGCAACACGGCGGCAGCTTTATTTCTCGCATTGCCGAAGCAGGGCTAGTGGCTGATCCAACCAATCGGCAGACACTGCTTGAGGCATTCCCGCAACTGCTGCATTGCTTCGGACCACAAACCATGATCCACCGCCAACTGAGACAGAAGTGACCATCTCAAACGAGCAGTACCACGCCGACCCAGCCGTCAGTGCCAGTCACCTCAAGGCGGTAATGCAATCGCCTTACCACTACTGGAGCCGGTACGTTGACCCGAACCGCAGCCCGGTTGAGCCGACTGCTGCGATGAAGCTGGGCAGCCTAGCCCATTGCGCCATTCTCGAGCCTGACGAGCTGCTGAACCGCTACGGCATCTGCGCACCACGTAACACCAAAGCTGGCAAGGAACAGGCTGCGGCCATGGAAGCCGAAGGCATCGAAGTGGTCACCAGCAGCGACATGGCACTTGCCATGGGCATGAGCGCTGCAGTGCGCAACCACCGAGCAACAAGCCAACTGCTAGCCAAAGGCAAAGCCGAGCAGTCCTTCTGGTGGGATGACCTGCCTACCGGGATGCGCTGCAAGTGCCGCCCTGATTGGTATTACGGCAGCACTGTGGTGGACATCAAGACCACAACTGATGCCAGCCCGCAAGCCTTTGCCCGCAGCGTGGCAACCTTTGCTTACCACGTGCAGGCAGCGCATTATCTTGCCGGACTGCATGGCGCTGAGCGCTTTGTGTTCGTCGCAGTCGAGAAGACCTACCCGCACGCCGTTGCGGTGTATGAACTTGATGCTGTATCAATGGCATTAGGGCGCACCATGCGCGACAATGCATTGGACGTGATCGCTGGCTGCCAGGCCGCGAATGTGTGGCCGGGCTATAGCGACACGGTGCAAACCATCAGCCTGCCCAAATGGGCAACAAATCCCATTGAAACTGAGACCTTCTAATGACCTCGCAAATCACCACTTGGACCCCCGACCAGGTCCAACTGATCAGCAGCACAATTGCACCAGGATGCACCAATGACGAGTTGCGGCTGTTTGCCTATGCCTGCCAGCGCACCGGGCTAGATCCATTCAGCAAGCAGATCTACGCCATCAAGCGCGGCGGCAAAATGACCATTCAAGCCGGCATTGACGGTTTGCGTGCCATTGCCGAGCGCACCGGCCAGCTTGATGGATCCGAAACCTATTGGTGCGGCGAGGAAGGTGACTGGAAAGACGTATGGCTTAGCAGCAAACCACCTGCCGCGGCCAAGACGATCGTGCATCGCAAAGGCAGTCAACATCCATTTGTAGGCGTTGCACGGTTTGCGGACTACAACGCCGGTCAAGGGCTGTGGTCAAAAATGCCAGCGGCAATGATCGCCAAGTGCTCTGAAGCGCTGGCGTTACGTAAAGCGTTCCCTGCTGACATGTCTGGTGTTTACAGCACTGATGAAATGGATCAAGCAGTAGAGCCGGTTACGGTGACCGCTGAAGCTAAACCTGCGCTGGCAGCACGTAAAGACACAAGCAAGACCTTTACCGCTGGTGCTGCTGCCATTGCTAAAGCCAAGACCATGCAGGACCTCGAGGACCTGCAACCGCGCATGGCAAAGCGATTGGAAGATGGCGACCTGACGCAGGAGCAGCATGACAAACTGCTGCAGCAGATGCTTGAAAAGGAGGCTGAACTTGTATCTAACGACTGAGCAATTAGCTGAGCGCTGGGGGCTGAAACCAGCTACCATTAAAAGCCAGCGGCTGCGCGGCCAAGGCCCACCGTATTTCACGGTGCCGCGGTTTGGATTGCCGCTTGGACAATCACGGGTTAGGTATCCGCTTGCGGATGTACTGGCCTTTGAAGAATCCAATTCCATTACACCATTAAATCCATGAGTTTGTATGCTTCCGGCGTCATTCGTATTATTAGCGAACCGCAGATTAAGTTTTTTGATTCTGGCACTTGTGTTTGCAACTTCGGTGGTGGTATCAGCGAAGGCAAAGACAAGGACGGCAATTATATCAATAATGCCATTGATGTTGAGGTGTGGGGCAAAGGCGGGGAGATGATCTCCGATAATTGCAAAAAAGGTGACAGCATTATGGTGACCGGTTCCGTCCGCCGCCAGGATTGGATTGATAAGGAAACCGGTGGCAAGCGCAGTAAGCATGTGCTTAATGTGCAGCGGTTTGAATATCTACCACGTCCTAAGCAATCTGCTGACGAGGAAGCCACGTTTTAATAACGA